AGAAACTCTAGCTAGAGCTAGGGAACGTAGGATGGCCGAAGAAAGCCAGCTAAATAGAGAGGCTAGTCGTACTGCTGCTGCCGATGCTTGGAATAGACAGCGGGCTGCTCAAAGGCAGGCACAGCAAAGAGCAGCAACCGCTAACCGTTTTGCTGACGCTCAACGAATGAAGAAACAACAAGCCTCATTAAGGCTTGCTTCAGAGCGAAGAGATTTTGAAAAAATTCAGGTAGCTAAGCAAGACAGGAAAAGAGAATTAGTACAGAGGGGTAAAACTTTAACAGCAGGAGCCGGAGCAGAAGCTGCCTCAACGGCAGCGAAGAAACCCGGAAGACAGAAGGCTGTAAATAGATCAGCTAGACGGACAGCCCCTGCACGATCATACACTACTCCCGGTAGTGGTGCTGGTCGATATACCGCTTCAGGTAAGCGACCTGTTTAATTGAAAGGATAAATAAATGGGAACCAGTATAGACACACCAGATGTTCAAATTCCTCAGGCAGTTGAGCAGACGCAACAGTATGATGATTTTATGCAGAGAACTAGAGACACTGAAGACCAATCTTGGCAACAAAGACAAGCCGAGGTTATACAACAAGAACAAGAGTTTCAAGAGTTAGCTCAAGAAGAAATCATACAAGAAGAAGTAGAGCAAGTAGTAGAGGAACAAGAAATTATCGATACAGAGCAACAGGCACAACAGGAAGCTCAGGTTATACAAGATCCCACAGCCCCCGGCCAAGATGCAGATGATTTCTTATACGGTTTCTATGGTTTAATTGATGATGACGAATACTATGAAGATGATTCTAACAACGAGGATGATTTCTATTAAATTAGGAGATAATAGATGGCTGAAGAAAAGATTATAGATCGTTGGCGTTTACTGGACGGTCAACGAACAATGAGTTTAGAACGTGCTAGGAAATGTGCGGCTCTAACAATACCCTCGTTACTTCCTCCTGATGGAATGACAGAGGAAGATCAACTTCCACAGCCGTACTCGTCGGTTCCTGCTCGTGGTGTAACCAACATGGCTAGTAAAATACTCTCCGCCATGCTGCCCTTAAATGATGCTCCTTTTTTTAAGTTTGAGTTATCTACGGGCATGGAGCCGACACAAGAAATAGAAAACTTCTTAGAGATGCTTTCTTATCAGACGTATAATAAACTCTCAAGTAAGAACTTAAGAGAAACTATTTACTTAGCTCTTCAACACCTGATCGTAACAGGAGATGTCTTAGTAGTACAAGAAGATGATTTAAACTTTAGAGTTATAAGAAAAGATCATTTTGTTTTACGTCGAGATGTAGATGGAGATGTTAAAGAGATTATATACTTAGAGTTTATCTCATGCTGTAATGATTTAGAAGTTATGAATGGTTACTATCACAGTGGAGAACATACAAAAAAGGGTTACGATACTATTTATGTTCGCTTAACAAAAGAAGACGATGATAGTTGGATTCAGGTAGCACAAGACGAAGCAGGGGAAATTATAAACGAAGGTGTATTTAGTGTGCTGCCAGTAGTTCCCTTAAGATGGGCATTAGTAGCGGGAGAAAACTACGGTCGATCTCATTGCGAAGATATCATTGGCGATATCCAAACACTAGAATCATTTACGGAAGCTTTAATTGAAGGTACTTCCGCTGGTTCGGCTTTTTGGATTGGAATTGATCCGGCTGGTTTAACAGAACTTGATGATATTGCTGGTGCTTCTAATGGTAGCTTTGTTTCCGCTAGGCAACAAGATGTGTTTACCTTGACTCCTTCTGGTACAATGAATCCTCAACTACAATCAACACAATCAGGTGTCGAGACTATGCGAAGAGAGATTGGTAATGCTTTCCTTATGTCTGGTGCAGCTATACCTAGTGGAGATCGTGTTACAGCAACGGCTGTACGTATGATTGGGTCTGAGCTAGAGACAGTCTTAGGCGGTGCTTTTTCAGCCATATCCAGAGAACTTATGGAACCTATTGTAAAAAGAACTGTATATCTTATGCTAGAGAATGATGAAATAGACCCCAGATTGGGAGAGCAATTTACTAAAGGTGGTCTATTAACCGTTGAAATCGTAACTGGTTTGCAGGCTCTTAGTAGAGATACAGATTTAAACAAGCTTTTGCAGATGGGTGAGATGGTTAAGAACCTACCACCACAAGCTTTAGAATTATTTAAATGGGAAGAGTATGCTAAATCATTAGTAACTTCTATTGGTTTTGATTCCAATAATTGGATTAAGTCACCGGATGATGTCCAAAAAGAAAAGCAGAAGATGATGGAAATGGAACAGCAGATGCAGTCTAAAGCCGCAGTTCAACAACAGCTTGCTCAACAAGGTGCTGGTGCCGTTGGAGAAATGGCTGCGCAAGATTTACAAACAAATCAAGGTCAAGGTATTCAAGAAGTTCTTCAACAAAACCCTGAGCTTGCACAACAAGTTTCACAAATATCAGGAGGGGCATTATAATGGCAACACAGACCTCAACTATTAATACAACACTAACAGTAGGAATGCCTTCGGGATTTGCTAAGTATTCTTCTAGTGCTGGAACCTCGTCTTTATCAGCAGCAACAGATAACATAGCTAGTAGTACAATAGCTCACGTATTTGCAAACAAAAAAATAGTTGTAGCTGTTGAAGTAGTCTCTAGATTTAATGCAGACACAGATTTTAAAATCCAAGTATCTCCTGATGGGACTAATTGGATTAATGCTTCAACTATTTCTGGAGCTTTTGGAGCAACTGGAACAGGAACTAAAACCTTTGCAGTTGATAATGCTAATATCTATGCTCCTTATTGGAGATTAATTTTTAACGAAAGTTCTGCCTCAATTTCGGCAGGCTCACATACTGGTGGTTCTGTTAAAACTGCCTATGCTTTAAGTACATAAGAGGAGAACTATAATGGCAACCTTTACATTAGAATCTGAGTGGGGAGTCGCAACAGTTAATACTTATTCTAAGTATGAGACAGCAACATCACCAGCAATCTCAACCTTATCAGGTGGAGGTACTGGAGATGCCTTGGCATCTCCCGCTATTAGTACTACCGCTTTCAATGGTAAAAAAATTATGGTAGGTATTGATGTTAAGGGTGCCTTCTCAGATGTTGCATCTACTCTTACTATAGAACTTTCACATGATGGTGTAAACTTTACTGGAACCTTTGCTACAATATCAGCAGATATTACGCCTAATGTTACTGGTTTAAAAATGGGCTTAGTAGATTTTACTAGTACCGATGTTCCTTACTTTAGAGTCGTAGCAAACCCAAGTGGATTAACTTGGGGTAACAGTGGAACACTTACGTTCTTCTACTTATTACCACCAGCTTGATAGGAGGATTCTATGGGTACATATACTCCCAGTACTGGACAAAACCTTGGTCCTAGACCTTGCTGGCCTATAAATCAGCCGTTACTAAGGTTAGAGGTAGAACAAACCATACCTGAGCCTATAAAGTTTGAAGAAGATGTTACAGAATATACCATACCAGCTGAGCAATCCCTAGCTACTACTAGTGTAGGCACTGGTTGGATTGAGGCTGGTAAAGAATATATGTTACTAGTCATGGTTCGTTATGAATTAGACAAAGGCACAGATGATCTAAAGATTTCTGTATTAGAGAGATCAACAGGATCTAATGTTGTAATGGATGGATCTTTAAGAGATACCCACGAAAGACAGAACCCACCAGAAGATCACTATGGAACATATAACTTTTCTACAAAGTTTACCGCAGGTAGTTCTAACACTAATGGTCCAATAGTTTTTATTGAGCATACCGCAGGTGTTGTACAGTGTACTCAGGGTTATGCACAGTTGATATTAATAGACTTAACAAATATGACCGAAGGTAATGATTACTTCTACGAAGAAAACTCTACTGATGCAGCAAACACAACAAGCTTAGTAACTAGAGAATCAGCAACTTTAAACCTTACAAAAGATAATGAAGGTGCTTGGTTGTTAGGTACCGCTGTTCAATACCTTTCAAGAATGACTGATGATTTTCAAGCTACTACTATTATACTGAATCAAGATTCTGGTGTTGTGTCTGGAGATTTACTTACATACCATGCAGCGGGAGATGATGACGAGATTGTAGTGAATTATACTACTGTAGTAAATAATGATTTATCTGATACATCTTGGAATATTAATGTATATACTTCAGATGAAACAGCAGATGACAGCCGTCCTGCCGTACAGAATTTAGTTCAACATGCTAAAGTTTGGGGCATTAGGCTAGGAAGATATGTATCTACAACCTTTCAAAATCACATATCGGTTGATACTTCCGATGATAATAACGTAAAGGTAACTGCGTCTGAGTTGACCAGTGTTCCTGTTGAGTTTGACTCCCCTAAGTTTTTAGTCCTTCATGGTGGTTTAGGTAAGTTAAATAATGTAGGTGGGGATAGAAAGAACCAAAGATTTTTTACAGATATACAGTGGAAAAAGAATGGTGGAACTTATGATAGATTCGGTGACGATGATCAACAAGTTCATAGTACACTGGTATGGAAAGGTAACGGTCTTTCACCTAAAGATTTTGATTCAGAAATAAGCTGGTGGAGTACCATACCTCCTGAAACTTTATCAAGTATTAAAAGTGGTGATGTTCTTAGTTTTAAATTAGAGATATGGAAAGACACGCCTCAGTTTGTTAATAATGCTAGAGAAGTTGCGTGCGAAGATGTGTACTTAGCAGTCGTTGAGTTACCTCAAAACTTAAATAGAGATATTGATTCTGATTCTAACTATAGTTTAAAAGCCAATCATATCCATAACATTGTAGGACCGACAACTCTATCTAATTGTATTAATGTTAGGAATAAACTCTTAGAATCTAGGGGCTTTATGCCTCCTAAGCGATGGGATACTGTCTGGACAAAGAAAGATATTACTTTAAGATAGGGGGTTCTTATTGATTGAGATGCTTCGTCTAGTAATGATGACGTTCATGGATACTAATCCACAATTAATATATAAATTTACACATGAAAAGGAAAAATTTAAAATGCCATATGGAAAAGGAACTTACGGAAAAAAGGCGGGAAGACCACCAAAGAAGAACAAGGTTGGAAATGGTAAGAGGAAGAAGCCTATGGCTAAGCGGCCTAAGTAGTTTACTTCTTGTGGGTTGTTCACCTTTTATAAAACCTAGTATGTCAACAGTTGTACCGCAAAATGTATCAGCTACTGCTGCAACTACGTTAGAACAAATTCAAGGATTTAACAATCTGTCAATCTTAAGTGTTATTGGTGGGTTTTGTTTGTTAGCGGGTATGGTTTTACTCGTATTGACAAGGGGATCTATGGGTTGGCGTGGGGTCATTGGAGGAGTTTCCATGATCATAGTCAACTATTTAATAGCGTTATATGCCGCATGGATATTTATTCCTGTGGTTGTCATTACTGGAGCTATTAGTTTAGCTTGGGGATGGCGTATCATTGTTCGAATTATAAATGATGATGATATTAAAATTAAGGAGATAGTGAGTGTTTAGTTCCGTTCTTGCACATGTTTTTTATTGTATTGTAGTTTTTGTAGCTGGTGCATTAGTAGGCCAGCCTATGTATACGTGGGTTTCTAAGAAGCTTCCGTGGTCAAAAGATTAGAGTATAAAGAAGGGGGGTGATTTCCGTGGTAAATGATATGTTTCCGTT